AAACTACTGGTATTGTAGATATGAGTAACCCTACTTTAGGTAGTGAGTTAGTTACAAATGGTGATTTTAGTAGTTTTACAGGTGACAACCCTGATAACTTTACAGTTTTAAACGAAGATGCTAATAACTTTGTTACTGAAAGTAGTGGTCAGTTAAGAATGGTGTCAGATAATTCTGCAACTATAGCTATAAGAGCTAATCCAACTGATATGCTAACAGCTGGCAAAGTGTATAAGGTATCTGTAGATTTAACATTTACAACAGGTACTCTAGATATTTCAGGAACTCAATTTAATACAAGTGGTACAAAAGTATTTTACTTAACAGCGCCTACTGGTTATATACAACTTGCTAAAGCATCTACACTAGATGTTTTAATAGATAATTTATCAGTAAAACAAGTACAAGGCAACCCTACCTTTGCAAGTGGCGCTTTAATTAATCAAAATAATTTACCAGGATAATGTTTGAAAATAGAAAATACGTAATAATAAATGCAAGTGATGTTTCGTCTATAGACTTTAGTTTAGTAATAGAAAACAATGAATCATCACTAAGATACAATAACGCTGGAACTAAAACTTTTGTAAAGTTTGAAGGTGATACTCCAGAGTTTTTAAGCGGTAAAACGCAATATACACATTCAGAGATATTAGCTGAATTAAACAAGTCTGAGTGGATAAACACAGACGAATAATAACTAATTTAAATTAAATAAAATGACAAAAAAAGAAAAACTGGTTGACTTAAAACCAGAAAAAGTAACTGCAGAGCAGTTAGAAAAAATACAAAAAACAGTTAGCAATATTAACATGGCTCAAATGGAAATAGGTAGGCTTGAAACGTCAAAGCATAATCTATCACACCAAGTGGCTGGTTTGCAAGATGAACTTAAAATAATACAAAGTGAACTTGAAAAAGATTATGGAACTGCAGATGTTAGTATTGAAGATGGTACAATAAAATACAAAGAAAATGGCGAAGCTAATAAGGAAGATTAGTGTAGGTAAAGATTATAAAAATGATGCTATGCACTATGCTGTTGGTCAAGAAGTTTACGGTGGGCATACAATATCTGATATAATAGAAGAAGAAGATAAGTTTTCAATATATATTAGAAAAAACAAAAATGTTTTACCGTGGAAAGACTTTAACAAAAACATGGCTGTATCTGTAGAGTATAATCTAGAATACTAATGAAGAGTGTTTACAACTTTGTTGTAAAGCCAATAGGTGAAAGATATAAAAACGTAAAGAAACTTGGAAATAAAGAGTTAATACTTAACACTGAAATTTTTAATCATCAATACGTTAACAGGCAAGCGACTGTAATATCAACACCTATTATTGGTAGTACAAGTATAAATATTGGTGATGAAGTAATTGTTCATCATAACGTGTTTAGGCGATGGTATAATGTAAAAGGTATAGAAAAAAATAGTAAAAACTATTTTAATGAAGATAATTACGTTGTTTATCCAGATCAAATATTTTTGTATAAGCAAAATAAAAAATGGTTATCACAAAAAGGTTTTTGTTGGGTTAAACCTATAAAAAACAAAGATAAATACGCTAACAGCGAAACACAAGAAAATATTGGTATTATAAAATATACTGATGGTAGCTTTGAAGTAAACGGTCTTGTAGGTTTTACACCTATATCTAATTATGAGTTCGTTATTGACGGTGAGCTACTATATAGAGTATACACTAAATTTATTACAATTAAATATGAATATCAAGGACACGAAGAAGCTTATAATCCAAGCTGGGCACAGAGCAGTTGAAGAACTGATTAATGTTGCTAAAGAAAAAATAATAACTAACACAGAAGATGATGTTAGTGCTGATAGATTAAAAAACGCTGCAGCTACAAAGAAACTAGCTATATTTGATGCGTTTGAAATATTAAACAGAATACAAGAAGAAGAGAATATACTTGAGGGTAAAGAACCAGAAGAAAAAAAACAAAGAGTGTTTAGAGGTTTTGCTGAAGGTAGATCAAAATGAGTTACGAACAAACATTAGTTAAAATAATTGAACCTGTTAAACGTACGACTATAACTCGTATGAACAGAGGTAAAAAATGGCAATATGGATATAGTAAAGAACACGATATTATCGTTATATCAAAAACTGGTAAAATTGGTGAAATCATTGAGCTGCAAGGTTTGCGCGTTGCTTTGCCGTTGGAACCAGTGCGAGTGCACGTGCACAGTAAAAACAAATGGGAAAGGATAGAGTATCCTAAAGAATTATCTAAACTAAAAAATATATTTGACTGGCGTAGTTATCCTGAAGAAGCTAAAGATCAGTGGTATGATTATATAGACGAAGAGTTTAAACGAAGAGATGAAGGTTTTTGGTTTAAAAACAATGGTAAGTCAACGTACATAACAGGTAGTCATTACATGTATTTACAATGGAGTAAAATAGATGTAGGTGCACCTGATTTTAGAGAAGCTAATAGATTATTCTATATATTTTGGGAAGCATGTAAAGCTGATAAAAGATGTTATGGTATGTGTTACTTAAAAAATAGACGATCTGGTTTTTCTTTTATGTCATCAGCTGAAACAGTTAACTTAGCTACAATATCAAGTGATAGTAGATATGGTATATTATCAAAAAGTGGATCAGATGCAAAGAAAATGTTTACAGACAAAGTTGTACCAATATCTGTTAACTATCCGTTTTTCTTTAAACCGATACAAGATGGTATGGATAGACCTAAGTCTGAGCTTGCTTACCGTGTACCTGCGAGTAAGTTTACTCGTAGAAAAATTACTGCAAACGAGAAACAAGAAGACTTACAAGGATTAGATACAACTATAGATTGGAAAAATACAGGTGATAATAGTTATGATGGTGAAAAGCTAAACTTATTAGTACACGATGAAAGCGGTAAGTGGGAAAGGCCTGATAACATATTAAACAACTGGAGAGTTACAAAAACTTGTTTAAGGTTAGGTAGTAGAATAATTGGTAAGTGTATGATGGGTAGTACTAGCAACTCGTTAGATAAAGGAGGTGATAACTTTAAAAAACTATACAATGATTCAGATGTATCAAGACGAAATCGTAATGGACAAACAAAGTCTGGCCTTTATTCTCTCTTTATCCCTATGGAGTGGAACTACGAAGGATTTATTGATGAGTACGGAGATCCAGTCTTTAATAGTCCAAGTGATGATGTATACGGACCAGACGGTGAATTAATAGATTATGGTATTATAGATCATTGGCAAAACGAAGCTGATGGTTTAAAAAATGATCAAGACGCATTAAACGAATTTTACAGGCAGTTTCCAAGAACTGAAGAACACGCGTTTAGAGATGAAGCAAAAAATAGTATATTTAATTTAGTTAGAATATACGAACAAATAGATTATAATGATGGTGTAAAACCACCAGTAAACAAAGGTAACTTTCAATGGGTTAACGGTATAAAAGACACACAAATAATATTTTATCCAGATCCAAAAGGTAGATTTAATATCAGCTGGGTACCACCGTCAAACTTACAAAATAAAATTAAATTAAAAAATGGAAGCAAATACCCTGGCAATGATCATTTGGGCGCTTTTGGCTGCGACAGCTACGATATTAGCGGTACTGTAGACGGTAAAGGTTCAAAAGGTTCTTTACATGGGCTAACAAGATTTAGCATGGATGACGCACCACCAAATCATTTTTTCCTAGAGTATATAGCTAGACCACAAACGGCTGATATATTTTTTGAAGATGTATTAATGGCATTAGTATTTTACGGTATGCCATTGCTCGCGGAAAACAACAAACCAAGATTATTATACTATTTACGAAGACGTGGTTATAGAGGTTATAGTATGAATCGTCCTGATAAGTCTTGGAACAAGCTGTCAACAGCTGAAAAAGAAATAGGTGGTATACCTAATTCAAGTGAAGATATAAAACAAGCGCATGCAGCTGCAGTGGAAATGTATATACAAGGTCATGTTGGCCAAATGCAAACTGGTGATTATGGAAGTATGTACTTTAATAGAACATTAAACGATTGGGGTAAGTTTGATATAAACAAACGTACAAAGTTTGATGCAACAATTAGTAGTGGCTTAGCTATTATGGCTTGCAATAGGCATTTATACGCACCAAACCCAAACGTTGAAAAACAAAAACTAAATATAAACATATCCAGATATAGTAATACTGGTTATAATTCTAAAATAATAAAATAAATATATGGCAGAGTCTGTTATAAAAAGTTATTTTCCAAGTCAAGTTGTCAGTGATGCTGAAAAGCTTAGCTATGATTATGGTTTAAAAATTGCTAAAGCTATTGAAACAGAGTGGTTTTACAATGATTATAATCAAACTAGATACACAACTAATAAAAACAATTATCATAATTTAAGATTATACGCTAGAGGTGAACAGTCAATACAAAAGTATAAAGATGAGTTATCTATAAATGGTGACTTAAGCTACTTAAATCTTGATTGG